AATTGCACACCTAATCCAGTTGCTTCTGGAATATAATCAGGATCAGGAGAGAATCCGTCTAGTTCTAAAGTGCCTGTATCGCTGTTTATTATGCCTGTGATAATTTTTGTAATTATTCCAAGTTTTTTAACTTTGGTTGGCGGAGAAATATATATAGGAGCAGTAAAACTCATAGTGCATATATCAATTTCACTTTCAGTACCAACTGGAACACTTCTTGAACTGAATGTCATACTATCCATAAACAGTGTTGTTAAACTGGTCCAGTCAATGTAATTGTCATTTGTTTGAAACTCTAAACTAGGATTAAACAACATTAGAATTTGTTCTAGTATTTGTAATTTTTGATCAGTGCTTGTGCTCCATAAATCAACATTTACGCTGAGTGTAAATGGATTAGGATGTAGTCTTTCCACAGTATAGCCTTTAGCTTGCTGTGCTATGTAACTGTTTGTTTCTTCATCATAAACTTTTTCTCTCAAATTTACTTTGCTTACAAAACTACTATCACTGGTACGTGTTCTATCCATTTCAAGACCAGTGATGTAAACAGCCATACGTGGAGCACTTGGTATTTTGTTTTCACTGTTGTCACGCATAATGCTGGCAACTTGTCTAGTTAAATCGCCATACGTTACCGGAACTTGTCTCAAATCTCCATCGCCATCTTTGTAACTAAAATTACTAAATGCTCTTACTATTTGTGTAACATAGCGTCTTACTTGACCGTCATAAAAATACTGCATTAATTATCTGCCTTTGCTCTTAGAGCTTTACTTAGTGCTTGTCTTTCAACAACAGTTTCGCCACTGATTTCGTTTACTGTGCTGTTGTTGATAAATGTTCCCAGCTGTGTGTTTCGTGTATCTGTGTTAGATAGTTCTGCTCTCACATTATCTTCTACTTTTGTCCAGCCGCTGCCATTGTATCTAAAAAGTCTGTTCGGTAATAGATCGGTTCTTAAAAAGTAATCACCGTTCTCACTCAAAGGAGGAAAACTAGACCCAACACCAAAAGGAGCACCGTTTGGCGGCACACCATCGCCGACTAAGTATCCTTTATATCCAGTTGCTAGTGGTGTTTCGTATATTACGTCTGCTGTTATACCACTGGAAACATCTAAGTCATCTACATCTACACTTACAATACTTACACTTGCATCATCGTTAACTTGTATTGTATAGAATTGTTGAGTAGCGTAACCTGCATATTTTACATCGTCATTTGCTTGTGCTATCACTGCATCATTGATTTGCATTTCAATTTCAAATGTTGACATAATATCTCTGAGTGTTTTATCTGATCCTTCAGCAGCAGGTAAATCTAAAATATCTTTGTATTCTTGACCGTCGTATATCTGTTTGACTTTTAACCTATACAAGTGTGGGTACCAAGTTTGGCTAAAGCCCTCACTTGCTCTAGTAACATCTTCTATAACATAAAAACGTTTCAATGCTATATCTAATTCATTTGCTGCATATTCGTCTATCAAATGAGGCAATTCTATTACATCGCCTGGCATGAGTTTTCTGCCTATTGTTTTCACACTGCTGTTTATGTGTACTGTGAGAAATAATGTATCATTGCTAAGAAATAAGCCAAACTGACTCAAATCAAAATCATTATCCTGTACATTGTAATGACCTCTTATGGTATATACATCTCTATCATACTTTCTGTCTCTATTTTCTAAAAACAGCAAATCTTGGATGTTAGTTTCTTTAACTGCATCGTACTGAGGCTGATCTGATGTAGCATCGTCATCAGATGGATTATTAGGTCCTAGATATTTGTGAATAACAAAATCAGTACCACCAACAGTGAACATTTCGTAGATAGTATTATCCAAGAATGTGTAATCTTTTGATTTTTGTGGTCTATATAAACTTAGCTTTGGCATACGTATATTTAGCATAAATACTTATGGAGACAAACTATGAGCAATACTACTGCATACCAAGAAATATATGATTATGTTGAAACCTTTTTAGGCGGAGGCATGGTTGATGTTGAATTAGATCCTGTACATTACAAAACTGCATTAAGCAAAGCATTGAATAGATATCGTCAACGCACCGAAAACAGTGTAGAAGAAAGTTACATAACTATTAGTTTAGAACAAGACCAAAACGAATATACATTGCCACAGGAAATAATTGAAGTACGTAAAATTTATAGACGCAGTGTTGGTAGCAGATTAGGTGGTAGTGCTGATGGTGGTAGTTTGTTTGAACCATTTAATCTTGCGTATACAAACACATATTTGTTAGCAGGCAGCGGTATTGGAGGCCTAGCTACATATGATTTCTTCGCACAACAGCAAGAATTAGTAGGACGTATGTTTGGTAGCTTTATTGAATTTACATGGAATACAAGCAACAAAAAATTAACACTGCTACAACGTCCTAGAGCAGACGAAGAAGTACTGTTATGGTGCTACAATTACAGACCTGATTTTGAATTGTTGAAAGATTACAAAGCAAATCAATGGGTAAAAGATTACACACTTGCAAGTTGTAAATACATGCTCGGAGAAGCACGTAGCAAATTCAGCACTATAGCTGGCCCAGGAGGTGGTACTACACTTAATGGAGATACACTCAAAGCCGAAGCTCAAGGTGAAATGGAAAAATTAGAAAACGAACTAGCAACTGCACTAGCAGGTGGCACTGGTTATGGTTTTATTATAGGTTGACAAATAACAATTTTTATTTTATATTAAACTATGAATAAAAAGAAGCTGTTGGTAATCGGACACGGCAGGCACGGCAAAGATACTGTCTGCGAAATACTTAGAGACAAATATGGATATAGTTTTGAAAGCAGTAGTCAATTCTGCTCAAAACTTTTTATCTATGACATGTTAAAGAAAAAATACAATTATTCCTCTGAAGAAGAATGCTATGCAGATAGACATAATCATAGAGAAGAGTGGTACAATGCTATATGCGATTACAATGTGCCGGATGCTGCTCGTTTAGGTAGAGAAATATTCAAAGCTCATGATATTTACTGTGGTTTAAGAAACAAACGTGAGTATTTTGCAATGCGTAACACTAATGTTTTTGATTATGCTATATGGGTAGATCGAAGCGACTACTTACCGCCAGAGTCAAAAGACAGTATGACATTAGAACCTTGGATGGCAGACTTTCATATTGATAACAATGGTACACTTGAGGATTTAAAATTTTGGATTGACGAACTTTTTAATTCCAAGTTAACTGCGTAGATAACACCTCAAAACCCCTATTTTCTCCTCTGATCTGCTAAATAATAATACAAAGTATTATCCATGAGGAGAACAAACAATGGCACTAACATCACCCGGTGTTCAGGTTAGCGTAATTGATGAGAGTTTTTACACTCCAGCTGAACCTGGTACAACACCAATTATATTTGTAGCATCAGCAGAAAACAAGCTGAATGGCGGAGGTACAGGAGTAGCACCTGGTACACTCAAAGAAAACGCAGGTAAAGTTTACCTAATGACATCGCAAAGAGATCTCGTAGAAACATTTGGAGATCCAACATTTGTTACTGATGTAAACAACAATGTTGTACAAGGCGGTGAACAAAACGAATACGGATTACAAGCTGCATACAGTTACCTAGGCGTAAGTAACAGAGCATATGTAGTAAGAGCAGACGTTGACTTAAACAGTCTAAACGCAAGCTCATCACCAACTACTGCAAATCCAAAAGACGGTACTTGGTGGTTAGATACACAAACAACAGAATGGGGTATCTTTGAATGGGACGGTTCAGCAGCTACAACTGAAACAGGTCAAACATTTTTAGCAAAAACTCCAATTGTTATTACAGATAAAACTGATCTAGTTGGCGCAGATGCAACAAACGCACCAGGCGATTGGGTTGGATCAAAAGGTGATTATGCAGTAGTAACAACATCAAACTTGATAAAGTTTTACTACAAAAACATAGATGATGAATGGGTAATTGTTGGTAGTCCTGAATGGAGTGCAAGTATTCCTACAGTAGAAGGTACAAATGCAATCAGTTCAACTATTGGTAACATTGGAGATACTTTTGTAATTAACGCTAGTGACAGTAGTGCAGAAGCAACACAAATTACACTTTCAGGTAATACTTTGACATCGCTAGTAAGTGACATTAACAATGCAGCAATTGGTGGCGTAACAGCAGAAGCAAGAAATAACAAACTGGTATTGCTAAACGATCGTAGTACAAGTGACACAATTCAGCTAGTTGATGGTGCAGGACAACCTCTTGCAGCAGCAGGCATTGAAGAAGGCTTCTATCTTGCTCCAAAACTACAAATAAGCAAGCACACAGAAGTACCACTGTTTAAAACAAACGACAGTGACACTA